ACTGAAAAGAAAACATACACGACGCAGGACGCAGAGGGTAGAAAGATCGTAAGTACTGAGGTAATAGAAAAGTTTGCCCTGCCTGATGTTGCAGCTCTACATCTTGCGCTTAAAAATTTTGATAGGGAAAATAAATGGACTAATGATCCGGCAGTTTACGAACTACGTAAGCAAGAATTAGAGATCAAGAAACAACTTGCAGAGAATAATATAAACGATTGGAGAGCAATAGAATGAGTAACCTACATGCATTCTATACATCAAATAAATGGCAGGACTTAAAGACTAATCTGATACTGGATAGGGGTATGATATGCGAGGTGTGTCATAAAGAGATATTACATAGGCATGAATGTGTTGCGCATCATATCATAGAACTTACATCCGATAATGTTAAGGACGCAACTATTAGTCTTAACCCTGGTAACCTGATGCTTGTGCATATGGGATGACATAACAAATTACATACCAGGTTTGGGTATAAGGAACGTAAGGTCTACCTTGTACATGGCGCACCTATGTCAGGTAAGTCGACATTGGTGAATGAGTGGGCAGAGGCAGGCGACTTAATACTTGACATTGAAAGGCTGTGGGCTTCTGTATGCAATGGGGATAAGCCGGATAGTATGAAGCGAATAGTCTTTATGCTTCGAGATAACTTACTCGATGCTATTAGATTAAGGCAAGGTACTTGGCCTGTGGCTTGGGTTGTGGGGACATATCCTTTGTTAGGTGAACGGGAACGCCTGAGCTTATTATTAAATGCGGAATGCATCCACGTTGATACAGGCACAGAGGAATGTTTAAAACGCTGCAATGGCAACATACAGCGGATCAACTATGTAGGTAGCTACTTCGAAAAATTTCAACCACCCCCCAGGGTCTAACTGCTTATATCCTCTGGGGGTACTGGAAAAGGGGACTACTTTTGCACAGAATTGAAATTTTTGATTTTGAAATTTATGGAAATTCAGGAGTTTTGGAAAAGGATGAGGTTTTTAGATTGTTTTAGCGGCATAGGAGGTTTCCGCTTCGGAATGGAGCAGGCTGGCCATAAATGTATTGGATATATAGAGGTAGATAAGTTTGCACGAAAATCATATGAAAGTTATTTTGATGTGAGAGGAGAGTGGACTAGGCATGACATCAGAGAGGTCACAGATTCAGAATGGGCAGAGCTTAAAGGAGAGGTCGAGATTCTATGTGGGGGGTTCCCATGCCAGGCGTTTTCCATCGCAGGAAATAGACGAGGATTTCAAGATGCTAGAGGAACACTCTTCTTTGAAATCGCTAGAGCGACTCAACAAATCAAACCACGCTTTCTATTCCTTGAAAACGTCCGAGGGTTATTATTTCACAACAAGGGGCAAACCTTCGCCACTATCCTCAGTACGCTGGATGAACTGGGGTACGATGCTGAATGGCAAATGTTTAACAGCTCAGATTATGTTCCCCAAAACAGGGAGCGGATTTTCATTATCGGACATCTTAGAGGATCAGGTACACGAGAAATATTTCCTATCCGAAAAGGGTGTACAGAGAATAATGGGATCAAAATAGCTGGTAATCTTGAAAAAGGTGGCACTTATACTAGCGATATGAATCGCAGACTTTATGATACTAGCGGTATAGCACCTGCATTAAATACTATGCAGGGTGGTGGGCAGGAACCAAAGATATTAATACCCCAGATTGATCGCACCAATAGAAAACTTAAATGCATGATATCGAGTACCGCACCAACTATCAGAGCCACACAGTACAAAGCAGGTGATAGCCAGCCTAAAGTAATACTACCAGTACTTACTCCAGATAGGCCTGAAAAGCGTCAAAATGGTCGGAGGTTTAAAGAAGATGGTGAGGAGATGTTTACGCTGACTGGCCAGGATAGGCATGGAGTAGCGATTGAAGATAATGGGTTTAGGATTAGAAAGTTAACACCTCGAGAATGTTGGCGACTTCAGGGCTTTCCTGACTGGGCTTTTGATAAGGCTTCCAAGGTAAATTCGGATTGTCAATTGTATAAGCAAGCAGGAAACGCTGTTACGGTGAATGTAGTATATGAGATTGGAAGGAGACTGAAATGAAATCACGGAAAGACGAGCTACTATCTGTATTTGATAATGCAGAGGATGGTATAAAAACAATTGTTCGGTATTTAATAGATGACATGGTTTATCTTGAAAGCGAATTATCAAAGCTCAGGAAGCTTCCATTTTTCTTGATTGATAAAAAGAACTTAAATCAAAAACGTACTGAGGCATCTATCCTTTATGCAAGTTTAATCAGCCGATATGTTGATATAGTAAACAAACTTGCAGCGATTTTGAGAAGGGAAGAGATTCCAGAGGTGTCACCGCTTAGGGTTTATTTGGAAACGTTGGAGAAAGGCAATGGCAATACACAAGACTAATGGTTTTTTAGAAGAATATTGTCGAAAAATTGTTACACGTGAAACATTGGTTTGCGAAGCTATTGAAATGGTTATTAATAACCTAATAAGTGATTTTAATAATGATAATTATTACTATGATACTTCCGATGCAGACAAGCGGATCCACTTTATCGAGAATTGTACAAGGTTAACAAAAAGCCCTTTTTACGGGAAATCCATGAAATTGCTTTTATTTCAGAAAGCCATTATATCTGCGCTTTACGGATTTAAAATGGCTGATGATAATACAGATCGCTTTCAAAAATTACTGCTTTTGATTGCAAGGAAAAACGGCAAATCAGAATTTTGTAGCGCACTACTTTTATCAGAACTTATCCTGGGGAATCATGGCTCAGATATAGTCTGTGCTTCCAACGACGACCAACAAACCATGATTCTATACGAGGCTGTTGATACTATGAGGAAAATGATAGATCCTATGCAATGCGATACCTGGAGGAATCAAAACTGTATTAGAAATAAGATTACTGACACTAGGATCTACAAATTAAGCCAGCGAACCCATAACAAAGAAGGACGAAATATTGATATCGCTGTAGTGGATGAGGTACATGAATTAAAAGATGCAAGCATCATTAAGGCCATTGAGCAATCCCAATCCACTAAATTGAATCCTAAGTTAATCATAATTACCACGGAAGGGTTTACCAATGATGGCTATCTAGATGAGGAATTAAGGTATGCCAGGAGAATAATTGCAGGGGAGATTGATGGGATAAAGGCTGATAGATATCTGCCAATGATTTTTGAGCAGTCGGATGAGCAGGAGATTTGGCAAAATAGATCTTCCTGGATTAAATCCAATCCTGCTTTGGGCATTACCAAACGCTGGAATTTCCTAGATGGAATGGTAGACGAAGCGAGAAATTTAAAATCCTCCAGACCTTATGTTCTAGCAAAGGATTTCAATCTTAAGCAGAATAATTCCGAAGCCTGGCTTATGGAGTCCGATTATAACTATGAATGCAAGTTTAAACTAGAAGATTTCAAAGGATCTTTATGTTTAGGTGCTGTTGACCTTGCAGCTACAACAGACCTTGCGAGTGCAAAAATACTAATTATGAGGAAAGGGGATAAGAGAAAATATATTCATGGTATGTATTTTATCCCTGAGTCCAAATTAAGCGACTCAAATGATAAAACAGCAGGGGCGAAATATGAGGAGTGGGCTAGGAAGTCTTTTTTAACTATCTGTCCTGGTAACGAGGTCGATATGAAAACAGTCTCTGACTGGTTTTATAAGCTATATAAAAGCTATGGGCTGAGGCTTTATAAATGCGGTTATGATCAGAGGTTTGCCAAAGATTTTCTAAAAGGTATGGACGAATATGGCTTTGATTGTGAAATGGTCTGGCAGAATGCGATTACTTTATCCAACGCTGCGAAGCTTGTAGAGGCTGATTTAAAGGATCAAGTGATTTATTACAATAACAATCCTATAGACCGCTGGTGTCTAGGAAATTCAAGCATCAGGACTGATAATTATGGGAATATACTGGTCATTAAGACACAACCAAATAAAAGGATTGATGGAGCAGTAACACTTGTTATACTAACCGAAATTTATAGACGATATCGTAGCGAATATAGTGCTTATCTTGCAAGCTAAAGGAGGGAAGGAATGGGATTTTTTGATGCATTACGAAGAATATTAGGGAAGCGGACTGAGACTGTAAAAATTCTCTCTGGGGGTGTGCCTATTTATAGCTTGTTTGGCAGGGATGTTTATATGGCTGATGCTGTTAAGGCAGCAATAAATTGTATAGCTACTGAGATGCTAAAGCTAAAGCCACAGCATACAAGAAAAGGGATGAATGACTTTGACACTCAGCTTATCGCAGAAGGTTCTATCCAAAGAGTGTTAGAAAGACCTAATCCATATATGACAACACCAGATTTTATTGAAAAAATTATATGGAGGCTGTTCTTTGACTTCAACGCTTTTATAATACCTGCCTATGATGTAGTAAAAGCACAAGATGGAACTATATCAAGGCGATATACGGGACTTTTTCCAATAACTCCATCGGGTGTTGAATTTATAGAGGATGCCTCTAATACGATATATGTAAAGTTTAAATTCCCTAACAATTTCGAGACGACATACCCTTATAGCGATGTAATACATATTAGACATAGGTTTTCCCTCAATGAATTCATGGGTGGTAACGAATGGGGCCTCCCTGACAATGAGGCTTTAGAATTTATTTTAGGGCTGGAACAAAAAATGTTAACCGGAATAAGTATGGCAATGGAGTCATCGTCAAATCTAATAGGTGCAATTAAGTACAACACTATCCTGGATGGGGATAAGATGGATGCAGCTATAAAAGATTTCCAAGATAGGCTTAAGAAAAATGAGTCAGGACTCCTGCCTCTAGATTTAAAAGGGGAATTTATACCGTTCAAACGAGATGTGAAATTCGTAGATGCAGATACCCTCAAGTTCATAGATGAACGTATCTTAAGGCAGTTTGGGGTATCCCTTGCAATTCTTATAGGGGATTACACTAAGGAGCAGTACGAGGCATTTTCTCAAAGAGTGTTAGAGCCTCTTATTAAAAAGCTTACCAACGCATTCACCGATGCATTGTTTACAGATAGAGAGCGTGGATTTGGAAATCGTATAACTTTTTTCCAAAAGGAGTTAGTATTTTTAACAGTAGATCAGAAATTAGAGTTAATTCACTGGTTAGGAGATGCTGGAACGCTCTATGAGAATGAAAAGAGAGTTATGTTTGGGCTTGCTCCTTTACCCGAACTAGTGGGCGTTAGAAAACAGAGTTTAAACTATGTGGATTCAGATTATGCAAAGGAATATCAGCTAAATAATAAAGGAGGGAATAATAATGGACAAGCAAACCAACAAGCATCCAATTGAAAAACGTTCCTTTAACGCCAATTTTACAGCAGAAGAAGGACATACAATTGTCGGACGACCTGTAGTTTACGATGCTGTAACTCGCTTATCTGATTGGTGGGGGGATGAATATGATGAAGTTATCGATAGAGGCGCACTTGATAAGACTGACTTAAGGGATGTTAGATTTTTAGTAAATCATGATTATAATAAAATACCTATTGCAAGATCAAGAAACAACAATGGCAATAGCTCCATGATGCTAAATGTAGACAGTGAAGGGCTTGAAGTAAAAGCACTCCTTGATATAGAGAAAAACGCTGATGCAGCTGCACTTTATAGTGCGGTAAAAAGAGGCGATATTTCTGGTATGTCTTTTGGTTTTTCTGTTGCCGGAGAATCGTGGGAAAAACTAGATGAAGATATACCATTAAGACATATAACGGAGATCAGGTGTCTAATTGAAGTAAGTGCCGTAACATTTCCTGCATATCAACAAACAGAAATTTCAGTACGTGATAGTCGCCCAAAACCGGAGGGTAAGGGCGTTGACATAGATAATAAGGCACAGAATCCACTGGAGAGTGGATCTAAAATACCGGAGGGTAAGCCTGATGATGAATTATTTTTAGAACTATTAAAAGTAGAAGCCATTTACGGCTAAAGGGGTGAATTAAATGGATGGATTTTTGGATGTATTAAATACACTGAAGAAAAATAAAGAGACGCAAATCAAAGAAGCAAGGGATGGCATAAATGCTGCAAAAACTGCTGATGAAGTGCGCTCTATAAGAACCAGACTCGATGGTTATCTAAATGAACTTAGGCAATTAGACGAGGCTATAAGTAGAGTTGAAAAATCGCAAATGGAAATTCTGGAATCCCATGGTGTCGATCCTTTCGCTATGGGCAAAGGTGGAAAAAAGATCGTTACTATAGGTGAGCATTTTATAAACGAAGTTAAAGACAGAATGGCTGCCTTTAGAGGTGTAAGAGGCGCAAGTTTATCTAGCTCTGAGTACGAAAAAAGGGATGCTACAAATACTGATATTCATGTAACTGGTGGGCATGAAGGCTGGGCAAGTGGGATTTTAACTCAAATAGATCCTACCATTATACAAGAGTTCAGGAGACCCACGGTAACTGATTTATTCGGAACAGGAACAATGACAGGGACTGCCATTACTTATTTTGTAGAGGGTATTGTAAAAGGGGATTTTGAAACTGTAGCAGAAGCAGGACAAAAGCCACAAATTTACATCACTGACCCTACACCTGTAACAGATGCCCTTAAAAAGATTGCTGGATTCATTAAATTGTCGGACGAGATGTTCGAGGACTTGCCTTTTGTTGTGACTGAAATCAATAACAGACTGATGTACATGTTATCTCTGGCAAAGGAAAGACAAATTCTTAAAGGTGATGGAGTCGGGACTAATGTATTAGGGCTTCTAAATAGAGTCGGGTTGCAATCTATAACTTCCCCTGATATGCCTACAAATGCAGATACCCTATATAGAGCTATCTCAAACGTTCAAAAGATCACAGGCTTTGCTGCTGATGGAATAATTATAAATCCTGCCGATTATACCGAGCTTAGGTTATCTAAAGACGCAAATGGGCAGTACTTTGGCGGAGGATTCTTCCAAGGGGCTTATGGTGTAGGCGGATTCGCATGGGAACCTCCTATTTGGGGTGTTAGAACTGTTATATCTCCTGCTGTTGATCCTGGACTTGCTGTGGTCGGTGCTTTTGGTATAGGCGGAACTGTTTATGGTAAGGGTGGGATTAGAGTAGAAGCTACAAACAGCCACGCTGAAGATTTTACAAGCAATCTTATAACCATGAGAGCAGAAGAAAGAGTGGCTCTAGCTGTAAGATATCCTGCTGCCTTTGTTAAAGTAACCCTTGCTACTGTAACTGTCGAACCACCAGAAGAGTTAGCCGCTTAATATGTTAGAAAACGTTAAAACTCTCTTAGGAATTGCTGGAAGTTTTCAAGATACGCTTCTGCAAGGTTACATCGATGAAGTTATTGCATTTTTAAATGATGCAGGAGTGCCGGAGGATTTAATAACACCAGGAATTGTTTCTCGTGGAGTTATAGATTTATGGAATTTTGGAGCTGGAAATGGTACGCTGTCTGACTATTTCATGCAACGTGCCACACAACTTGCAATAAAGAAGGTGAGCCTTGATGCCATACAAGCCTAAGCCTTTTATAGTTCCTATGGTTTTACATGTTCCAGAGTACTCAAGTGTAAAGGGAATACGCCAAAAAACCTACACTCCCCACAGTGAATTGAATCCTTTTTTTGGCTCTTTCTCTACGTATGGGGGGACGGAGCATGAAGTTAATGGAACTATTGTTGTTGAGGATACCGCAATCGTTGAAACATGGTACCATCCTGATATCAAGGCAAATTGTGCCGTAAGCCTGGATGACAGCCTTTATGAAATAATAGAGAATCCTGAAGATATCGATAAAAGGCATCAATATAGTCGTTTTAAAATTCAAGCCATTAAAGGAGGCGCATAATATGGGGAATACCATGGATATGCAGATTGATTTAGACCAAATTATGAGCCAATTTGAGCAAATGGGCGGAGCAAAAATGATGCAAGCTGCTGAAACTTCCCTTAAAGCAGTTCATTCTATTATTACTCCACTTGCAGCTGGAGCCATAGGAGGTCATGTTCGCACGGGGAGAACAGCAGGCAGTCTTGAAACTGCGCCTAATATAAACTGGGAATCTCCTACAGTAGCGAGTATGGGGGTTGGTTTTAGGCTCAAAACTGGGTTTGTATCGATCTTTTTGATGTATGGTACACCGAGAATTTCTCCTGTTGCAGGGCTATATGATGCATTTTATGGTCACGATAGTGAAATTGTTGAAGCAAAAGTGAGAGCTTTGGAGGAGTTACTGGGATGATAGATCTCTTAGTTAGTACGCTCTCGAAGCTAGGTTTGCCAGTTTTTAGACAAGGCAGCCTAACTGAAGATGGAGAGTATCCTAGTGCATTTTATACCTTTTGGAATCCTCGTAGTGAGGGACAGAGTTTTTATGACAATAAAGAGACCTCCTTAACTTGGGAATTTATAGTCTACTACTATACAAATAACGCAAATACGCTTGAGGATGGGCTTAACAATGCCATAGACGAACTAAGGAAAGCCGATTTTATAATAGGCGGTAAAGGATTCGATGTGGGAAGCGATGAGATAACTCACGTCGGTCGAGCTGTTAGAATTTCAAAAATTGAAAGGAGCTGAAATTTATGGGAGCAGCAGCAGTTGAATTTAGAGGCGTGGAAAATTTGGTCTACGCTGAGGTCACAGAGGATACACTAGAAAATTACGCTACAGGAGAAGTTAAAATACTTGCGCCTGTCGCAGAGATAAGCAAGGCCATCGAGCAATCAAGTTCCACGAGCTATTATGATAATATGCCAAAAATTGTTATAAATGCCGCAGGAGCAGACACTATTACATGTACTGTTGCAGTACTAGACCTAGAAACCGCAGCAGATATTACTGGTCAAACATGGGATGAAGGGACAGGGGCATTAATTGAGGGGACTTTTGCGCCGAAATATTTCGCTCTGGGCTACAAAATGGGTCTAACTGATGGGACGAGTCGATATGTATGGCGATTAAAAGGCACTTTCACACAGCCAGAAGAGACTAGCGTAACCAAGGATGCAGGAACCGATACAAATAATCAATCGGTAGATTTTACAGGAGTTGGAACTATACATAGATTTGTCAGAAGCGATGGATCTGCAAAAAGCGTTGTTGTTGATGAGAGAGACGGAAAATGCGATGTATCAAATTGGTTCGATGAGGTCGTAACTCCCGACACACTCCTGCCATTAACACCAGTGACTCCCCCTGTTGTACCTCCAGGAGGACTTAGCGATACTCCTGCGTCTTTAGCGGTAAACTCTGTACCTGTTGCAGCAGATTCGCCTGTGATTGAACCTAAAAATAATCCTGTAGTTGAGCCTGTAGCGGCACCAGTCGATTCAACTATGACCCCTGTCCAAGATCCTGCAGCAACACCAGTCGATTCAACTACGACCCCTGTTCAAGATCCTGCAGCTAATTCAGGAGCATAAAAATGGGAGAAAAAAAAGGTATAGAGCTGCCAATCCGCAAGCGTGGGCAGATAATTAAAACTTTTTATACTGAAAAATACGATGTTTCATTTGGTGCATTGGAGGATCTTGTTTCTATTTCCGATAAAGTTAAGGATGTAAATGGAATTCCTGCGGTGCTTGACATTGTCCGTGACCTTCTGCTTGATGTGTTTATAGATATGACAAAGGACGATGTTAGACTTGCTAGTATGAACGATATATATACTGTTATAGGGGAATTATCGACCTATGCTTTTTCGGGATTAAATGGTGGTAAGGGAAACTAACAAAAGGCGGTGCCAGGGATACTACACCGCCTTTAACTATAAGCGAATTGTTTTTTAATTTAACAGATAGCCTTTGTCAACGTTACACGTCACTAAATCCTTTTATCATTCGCAGAGAGAAATCAGGAGAAGTATTTAAATTAATTAACAGAATTATTAACTCAGTGAAAGTCGTACCTGCCAAAAGCACAGCTAAAGGAAACGAGGTAAGAAGAGTGCGTGTAAACGAAAAAACAGCTACAGGAGGATGGTATTAATGGCTAAAGAAATAGATACCACGTTAAGATTTAAAGCTGATATTGGAGAACTTCAACAAGGAATTACAGCGGCAAATAATTTAATAAAACTTGCGAATTCTGAATTTAAAGCAGCAAGTGATGGATCTAAGGAATGGGCTGCTTCTATGGATGGATTAACGGCAAAACAGGGTCAGCTTACATCCACTTTAGATCAAATGCAGAACAAAATGACTGCATATTCGCAACAATTAGCACTTACTAAAGAGTTCTACGGTGAAAATTCCTCTCAAGCTGTAAACCTTCAAACCGTTATGAATAATTTACAAGGAGAGATAAATAGAACTCAGTCGGCACTCATTGCAAATGCTCAAGCTTTAAATGCTTTAGGTCAAGCACAAAATAACGCAGGTCAGAGTACAAGAACACTCGCAAGTGTAGCTCAGCAAGCTGCCACGGCAATTGGAACAGGCCTTGCTAATGCGGCAAGATCATCAGGTGACGCAATCGCTCAAGGATTTCAAAGAGGAGCTGCATCTAGTACGGCACTTGGAACATCTTTAAACGCATTAACTGACATGATAGGATCAAGACTTCAAGCTGCTGCAAATTTAGGTTCTAGGGCAATAGATGCTGTTAGGAATGCAGCTACCACTGCAAAAGAGGCTGTCGGAAGTGCATTTAAATCTGCTGTGGAAGCTACTGGAAATGCACTTAACAATGTGCTAGGACGAGCAGCCGAAGCTTTAACTGCGACTCTTGGATCAAACCTCACGGCAGGAATTGGAAAAGTTGGATCAGTTTTAATATCTGGACTGAAAACAGGAGCTGAACTTGCAGGTCAAGGGTTGGTTGCTCTTAAAGATGGAGCAGTTGCAGCTATATCATGGGTAGGAGATAAACTAGCTAGTGCCGCTAAAACTGCTGGAGCAGCTCTTTTAAGTGGATTAAAGGCTGGTGCTGAAGCTGCGGCGCATGCCATAGGTGATACTTTAGCTGCCGGTGCTAAAGCTGCTGTTGCTGCTCTTGCTGCTGTCGGAGCTGCTGCTATTGGTGCCGTGACAGCTTTTGCTGGGATTTCTCTAGCTAAAGGTTTTGAGAGGCTCGAGAATATCGACACAGCAAAGGCAAAACTAATAGCCCTAGGAAATAGTACAGAGGATGTTTCATCAATAATGAATTCTGCTACTAATGCAGTCAAAGGGACATCATTTTCGCTGGGTGAAGCTGCTACTGCTGCTGGATCTGCTGCAGCTGCTGGAGTGGGACTCGGTGAAATGGAAGGATATTTATCTCGTGTGGCAAACGTAGCAGCTATATCTGGCAGAAGCATGGGAGATATGGCAAGTGTCTTAGGAAAGGTTCAAACAGCTAGTAAAGCAACTAATAATGAATTAGATCAACTAAGCGATGCCGGAATACCTGTTTATCAAATGCTGGCTGAGCAGGCAGGTGTTACAGCCGGAGCTATTTTTGATATGGCAAAAGATGGTCAGATTTCTTCTGAAATGCTATTTAATGCACTAGATACAAACCTAGGTGGGGCAGCAAAGAAG